AGCGGCGAGGCTATTGCCCCGCCGCGCTTGTTCCAAAATCGGCACGGGGCCGAACATTCCGGTCATGCCGGAAAGTTGATGTATTAGGTTTTAGCAGCCGCAGCCACAGGGATTACACCCACAACCGGCATAAGGATTCGGGACCTGATAGGCCGGAATGGGCATGGGGTTGATGCGTCGGATCAGCTCATTGGTCTGCGCATCCAGAGTCGCTGTCAAATAGCTGTTCTGATTAGCCTGAGAGGCAGCCAGTTTCAGAGACTGGTTCTCGGCTTGCAGCGTTGTAATCTTGTCCTGGGTCAAGAAGTCAAGAATGGCTCGGCTGTTCGCATTGGCATTGTCAATAATGTCCCTGGTGCTGTTCTGGATAGTGTTTCGAGTATCGCATGCCTGGGTGGCCATGTTATAATTCACACCATCAATAGCGCGCTGGGTATCGCAGCAACACTGAGCCATCTGTGCCCCCAAAGCATTGAAGCCCTGCTGCGTCTGATAACCAAGAGTACAAACGGCATTATCAACGCCATGGAATCCGTTACTCACTGCATCACGAATGGAATTCTGTCCATTCTGTAAACCATTCAGAGCAAAGCCCTCGTTGATGTCAGCGCGAGTAGCCCATCCCTGAAAGCCAGGGCCATTGGTACCACCATTACCGCCAAAACCGCCACCGAAACCGTTCCCCCAGCCAAACATGCCGAAGATCAGAAACAGGATAATCCAGGAGGCCCAATCTCCACCCCACATGGAATTACCATAACCGCCGCCCTGATAGGCAGGAGTTACTGGCATGGTCATCACAGTATTGTCCGAAGAAAGACTCATTGTTTTTTCTCCTTTGTAAATTTATTTTCAAAACCCGGCCGGGATTTTGATTATATCTATTTCCCAAACATCCCCCGCATCCCCTCGAACATCCCTCGCATTTGCTGAGCCTGTTTCTGGGCTGCATCCAGTTGGGATTGGGTGAGTTTGCCACTGGACACCAATTCGTTAATCATAGCGTTTGGGTCCTTGCCTTTCATTTGATTCATGAACTGCTGAAATTGCTGCATCATATTGGATTGGCTATTCCCTCCACCAAGAACTTGAAAAATCGGATTAGGCATTACTCTCGTCCTCCTTAGCTCCCTGCTCTTTTGCAGGTTGTTTCTGCGCTGTCAGAGCGTCCAAGCGGGCAGCCAGAGCGGCTAATTCCTCTTTTGTGGCAAACTGAACAGACGATTCCTGCACGGATTGTGAGGCTTTCTTGCCCCCCATACGTTCGGTATAATCAAATACTCGAAGAGGCATGGGCATCCCTGACGCATCAGTTGATTTGATATAAAACGTGGAGTTTTCACTGTCCATCAGCAAACGGTTTTCTCCTGGTGCAACTAAATACCCTTTTGCCCCTTCTTCCCCTTGCACCCAGATAATCCCATTTCCAGCTGTGTTTCCCTGTGGCGGAACCGGTTGTCCCTGCATAGGAGCTTGGAATGGCTATTTCCCACGAAGCTGTGCAAGATGATCCGGCACAGGTGGCGGATAATATGGAGACTGATAGCTTGGATAATATTGATAAGCCATTTTTGTTATCCTTTCTCCCAAAAATATAAAACGATTTCATTTCCACTATCCCAAGTATCGTAAATGGTGCCGTCCTGCACGCAAACGACATGTCCAGATAGGGCAAGAATATAGGTCCCTTCGGGGTTCCCGTCTGCAAAGGAATTTACTGTTGTATCTTCCTCTGCCAGATTCCTTCGGTATCCATGCTCTCTGAGGTATGCCCCCCAAACATGATTTGCCGATGGCATATCTCCCATTTGATACCCTTGTAGCACAACTCCGATATATGTTTTTTCCCAGCTCTGTCCTAACGCTTTTGACAAAGCCCTTATTGTGCAATCCCCGACGTTTTTCTTTTCTGGATTCGGGTTGTAATAAACAAACATAAAACCACCTAAATAAAAAAGGATACAGTCCGCGCCTATTGGCCAGTGGTTATTTCCACTATTCACTGCATCCTCCTTTAATTTTTATTCTATTGCAATTCTTTCGCTAAAATGTTCATCCTAAATACAGGAAAAGCACAAAAAAAGACCACCCAAAAGGGTGGTCAAAGTACATAGGAAATTTTCCGAAGTGATTCCCTGTGCCTCTCTTTAATTGTACGTTCGGAAAACCCAAGAGAATCACCGATATATCGAAAATCTTTTTTCTGAACATAATGCATCCTCAAAATAGCTTTGTCCTCATCATTCAGTGTGCATCGCGCTAAAACTGCATCAAATTCAGATACAAGCGGAATCGCTTTCAATGCTCGTCTTGTTTCAATGTGTCCTGGGCTTGAATTTTGTTTCTGTGCCAGCAAATCAAAGAGGATTAAACATAATGCTTTACACTCTTCTAATTCGTTTACTGTTCCTTCTGGAATCTTCATAAATCAAACTCCTCCATTTTCTGGTTAAAGAGGACTAACAGTTGACATATTTACAAATATGAATTATTCTTTGTATAAAGGGGATGATCATTATACAAGCAAAAATCAAAGGAACACCTGCTTCTCTCCACGAGTCACTAAAAAAAGCAACAACAAGTATGTTGGTTCTTTTTCTGTTGCGTCAGAAACCTATGTACATTTATGAAATTATGTCATCTATTTCAAAAATGAGTGACGGAAAAATTTCTTTTTGTACTCTATACGTTTTATCTAATAAACTTCAAAAATTAGGTTTTGTCCGTGTTGCGTCTAAAGAAGTGAGTGAAGATAACAGAATCCGCGTATATTTGTCAATTACAGAAACAGGATTAGATTATCTTTCGGACTGTATTGCATCTTACAAAGATTTTAACCATGATATAAACGAAATACTTTCAACTGACGTCTTAAAATAACCCCTCTGGATATATCCCAGAGGGGTTTTCCATTTACCTCTGAGCAAACATAATTTACAGTAATCCTTTTCGTCCCAGCACTGCAATCACCTCATCCCGTTTCATCGGGCGCTCCGGGCTGGTACCATCCACGATGCCATTTGCCACAGCCTTTGCCCAATGCCCCTCCTGTTGGGACCAGGCAGGCTCAGACAGCGTCTTCGCGTGGAGCTCTGCTTTCTGCATGAGCTGGTAGGCTTGTTCGTTGGTCATTTCAGAGATCAACTTTGCAATATCCATGGGTTCATCCTCTCCTTCCAGCCGCCAGTTGACTTCGGCGGCAATCTCTCCGTGCCGATTGTATAGATAATCCCCCGGGCACGCCTTGGCGGCGAACCACCGGTGAACCGTCATATTCTGCTTGTCCACCTGGCCTATCAGGGATTTATCCCCTTTCCACAGTAGTTTCTTGATCCCATTTCTCCGGCAGATATCCGTCAATAGGTCCAGCAATGCGGCGTAGGCTTTGTCTGACACCGGCCAATCCGGCGCCCCGCCATTGTTGGCCACCTCAATGGTGATGGCCCGATGGTCGTTGGCGGCATTGGAGGTACACCAGGACCGGTTGGCCTCCTCCACATACAGGGCAATCCGTCCGTCGCTTCCAATCCCATAATTGCTGCTGGCTTTACGAGACGGGTCAGCAAACAATGCCCCGCAAGTCTCTACGCTGGCATTGCCTGCCATGCAGTGAACGGAAACGGTGTCGATTACGTGGTTGCGCCGCCCGGAATGGTTGGGGGATAATTTGGTGTAGGTCACAAGAGGGCTGTTACTCATCTTTATCTTCCCCTTTTCCGTTGGTCATCTCGTCCAGCATAGATTCTGGAATATCATCTTCTGGATGTACAACAGACAGAGGAGCATTCTTTTCTTCCATAGGAATCCCCCTTTTACTTAAAAAGGTCTGCCAGTGTCTTTGTCTTAGACTTCATGTAGGAACGCTGAATATCATTCCATTCGTCCATTTCCTTTTCCCAGCCGGTCCAGCCCTGCTGCTGCGCATACATGCGGGAGGCAATGTCTACGTCCACGCCCTCTTTCTCGCTGATAGCCTTGATTGCCATGCGATTCGCATAAAAACGATTTGCCATACGAATTCTCCTTCTTTGTCTTTAGTTTTTGTTTGCAGTTTCTTTCTCAACTTCCGGCAGGCCCTTGATACTAACCAGCAAGGACAGTATGCCGGACAGTATGGTGGCTGACAGAACCACCGGCCATTCCACCGCAGAAAGCACCGCTGCCGCCCCAATCGTGGCAATGGCGGTCTCTGCCATGGTCTTGATTGCACGGATTCCAGCTGCTTTCCACCAGGCTTTCCATTTCTCGTTCATCTCTCTCACCTCTTTTCTGCCACGGGGAGCCGTTCCACCTCCGCCATAACGGTAGATAGATGTCCATTTCCCCCCAGTGCTTTATATGCTTGATACATCTCGGACAGATTCTCCTTATCCTCCAAGGCAATTCCCCCATCATGGATGTAGGAGGAGCCGAGATACCGTACCCGGTCGATCATCAATACCTTTTGCGCTTCCACAAGCGCGTCCAGTTTCCCGGACGAATTCTTTTTCTTGGCCCAGTGGTGATTGAGGATCGCTATAATAATCGCGGATAAACCGCTGGACCCGATGGCAATGCCCGCCAGTGTAAAAAGCTGCTCCATATCTATTTCTCCTGTTTGTTACAGGCACGGCAAAGCCCCGGCCTGTTCTCTTGACAAACCGGGGCAGGATGGTATAATGGAAACAGAAAGGGCGCTGCTACTGCGGTTAGCCCTCAAAGCAAATCAAACAAACTTATGTTGACCGTTTGGAAGCCAGCCAAGCGGTCAACACGCTTTTATGGAGAGTATGTAGGCCGCAAAGGCCAAGCATACAAAAAACTTCCAGAGAAAGTTTCCCATCCAAGCATCACCTCCCTTCGCAGGGAAGTGGCTAACCGCCGTCTATGTAACAGCGCCTCTTTCTGACCCCTTTCGGGGTAGGTCCATCATACCATGCTGCGCCGTAGATTGTCAATTTTCGCTGTCCCTTCGCCGGGGACAGCATTTTATTTTTTTACTTCTTCCCAAAATTCCGGGCTCGTCGCCGGGGACCAAGTGTTGGTGTCAATCTTGCTGCGCCAGGTTTTGCCACCAGCGGTGCAGCAGTCCCCTTTGGCGTAGGGGGACGTGGAGAGGACGGTGGAAGGTGTGCCATGCGGAGGAACCGGGACGAATATCCGGGTAGACTCCGCTGTCATAGTCTTGGGTACACTCCCAGGTCTGTTCCCATTCCTTCCCCAGGTCACCTCCGGTGTGAGTGTTGTAAACTTCCGCTGTTTTATGGTTGCCTGGGGTCCAGTCCTCATACAGGCCAGATGCCCGCAGACGCTTGTCGTCACTGTCTACCCCTTCTCCCCTCGCCACCAGTCGGCTCATATAGATTGCAGATGCCAGCGCCTCATACAGTTTGTTTGTATCACTCACAGCATAAGCCCCCGTTCAATCGCTCGTTCCATTTCAGTTACTCTCTCCTCCAGGGTCTTCTTCGGCTCTTCCGGTTCGGGTTTTGGAGGCCTTTCAGTCGGTGTAATACCAACCAATATTCCTTCTTCGATCTCCAGGTTACAGTACGGGCAGCACGACAATACAGTGCTCTCAAGATGAGGAGGAACAGGAATCCATCCGTTGCCATTCCAGTTTTCAGGATATCTGCGGTGGCTCTGGGCCTCAAGACTTTTCGTTTCAATGTTAACAATCGTACTCATTTTAATCACTCCAGAGCAAGGTAGTAATATGATTTATATTGTTGATTCCAATAGATTTCACTGGCATCGCTATCATATGAAACAATAAACCCTTTTTCTGTAATATACATATATTCCTCGGATAATGGGTATGCGCTCGTCTCATAGTCGCAACCAGGTACCATGCACCAAAATGGGGTATCGGTAGTACCAAGATCAATGCGCAGGTTTATATAGCTATGTGGAATAAGTACAACCATAGATGGTTTGAACCCTAACTTTATTTCCCGTCCAGCGGTGTTATCACCGATAAATTCGCCGAAAACAATTTGTTTCCCTGGGTCCCCCAACACCCCCAGATACTCAATGGTGGTGCCTGCGGGGATGGCGGGGGAGCCGGTGACAATTTGATATTGTTCTGCATTGATTGCTACATGCCCTCCTGATACACTGGACTTCGAGAATACAGTATCGTTCGGGAAAAAGACAACTTCATTCGTTGAAAAACGGCTTCCAGTGGTAACTGGACAAGCAAATTTACCTTTAAGGACGTCGCACACGTCTGGGGTATCCCAGCTTGCAAGGATTAGCTGAGTAGGGTTCCCTCCAAGAGATACAACTCCATCGGAATTTACTACAACACTGTCAGAATATCTCCAGTCAACTCCAGTACCATCATTAGTGTTGGACATTCCTAAAGTGACTTTGACTATTCTCCCCAACGCATATCCCGCCTCTTTCGCATCGTCTCCCTCCTGGTAGGCGTTGCGGTTGACAGAGGTTAGGTAGGTGACGTGGGTGCCAGGGGGAACGGCAGGGACTGCACGTACCTCTTGGTATTTGCTGGTATAAATTACTCCACCCAAATAGGTATCTGGTTCTCTACTTATAGTGGCATCGGAAGGAATGAAATAAACATTTCCTGGGCCTGTCTCAAATTCATTTTCACCACCAATAGTGGAAGAAGGATCGCAATAAAAAAAGTTACCCTTTAGATTATTTCCTTTTTGTACAGAAGAATCGTCTGAATTAAGACTGAGAGTTTGTTCCCCATTTATAGTTATTGTTCCATTGTCGTCGACTGTAATTGTTTTTCCGTAATGAAATGACGCTTGCGTCGACGGGGTTTGGGGATAAGTTAATGCTGCTTTTCCTTCTTCAGGCCCAAGAGAATATGTCGCAGGTATTTTTTCATCCGTTTTAACCGTCTTCCTCCACACATGGACGTTGCCGATATTTGCAAGGACATTGAACGCATCGTTAGGGGTTGAATTCACTCCTGTGGAAAGACCCAGCGTGGAGATCACCGTATCTGAGAGAAGGTTTGCTTTGTTTAGAAGGGTTCCCAGCTGGGTCCAACCGTCTTTATTAATCCCATTGAAGTCTACTGGAAATATCCCTGCAACCATGGCCTGCATAAAATCCTCATAGGTTGGATAGAGGGACAAGGCTTCCCCTACTGTCTTTAGGTATCGTGAATTCCCGCTCCCTTTCATAATGGCGTCTTGCACTAAAACACACCCTTTCTTAAAATTCTCCGCACATGGCCTCTCCCGCCATGAGATAGGATTTATCCATCCATTGGAACATGGATTCTACTTGGACAAGGATCTTTTCCAAATTGTTCGCTTCCTGGAAGGTGAAACTCTGCATATCAGATGGGGCTTCTGGAAGATCAGGTACAAAGGGGAAAGTCTCTCGAATCCGTTTAACATTAGAAACATATCCCTTAGACTGCTCTAATGTTGGCTTGTCCTCTTTTACCCAATAATCTCTGCCTGGCCCTGGGTTGACTGGAACATACGGGTTTACATACCCACGGGAAGACAAACTATCTGAAAGGAACTCGGCAGCCGTTGTAACCCGGTTTATATCAGTTTCGTTATATGCTCCCTTGTAGCTTGTCTGTGCAAGCTGAATTAGTTCTTCTTCTGTCTGATCTTCTTTGGATAAAATCGTAAGAAGTTCCTCAATGTCCGCCTGGCTACGGTCTGTAATGAGCCGTATGACATAAAGCCGAAAAGAAGAGGACAGACCTGCTTTGTCCGTTGCGGTAACAGTGATGTAGTTCTCCCCCACGCGAAGCGGCACCGTATGTGAGAACTGTCCGTGTTCATCAATAGCCGCTTCCTCCCCTCCCACAAGCAAGGTGACAGGAGATGTCGTCACATCCTTTGTTACCCCTTCCACCGTAATAGATTCATCGTCAACGATTTGCCTGTACTCATGCACAGTCAGCTCAGGAGGGACCGTATCTACAATGTAAACCGAAGATAAACTGACTTGATTCCCGTCGTTGTCCTGGATGGAGGCGGTCAAGCTATGATTCCCTTCGCTCAGTTCATTTCGTGGAGTATAGGTGAACTGATAACCTTTCTCCGTGGCCTGCGTGGAAATATCTCCCTCGACCCCATCAATCAGCATAGACAGAGAGGATGGATCAATCCCGGAGCCGTTCTCCTCGTCAAATGCTTCTACAACAAAGGTCGGAACATTGGTTGTCAATATCCCTTCTGCCGGAGATAATAGCTGAATAGTCGGGGGGACTTCCTCTTGCACCGTCAACCGAAGCCCAGGGATATTCGTCCCATCCGTTGTGGTGGAAACTCCCTTGTCGTTCGTCGCGGTTATTTCTGTGTTGAAATATCCCCCTTCTTCATTGTGGGAGGTTTTGGCCGGAACAATGACAGTCTCATATTTCCTTGTCGTTTCATTAAATGTAAGAGTGTATTCCTGTCCATCAAACGTCGCTTTTACCGTAGTTATCGACATGAATTACACCTCCCCACTCTGAAACTCACCCGACACTCTGATCTCTTCTTGCTCTATCGTCTGCACATCAAGTACGATCACTTGGAGCAATACAGAATCCCCGACATTTGCAGTCACTGGCGTGAACGTCGCTGAGATCACAATAGGAGACCACTCTTCTGCCATTTAGATCACCCCCCAGATACCGGCCAAAAAGTCCATTCATCTACTGTATATCCCAATATAAAATGACGCACCCGGAAGCTCCAGACACACCTTCTTCTCCTTCTCCGGGATAGTTGTCGATCACAGTCCTGCTCCAGGAATTACCTTCCTCATCTGTGCCGCTCTCTTCACGTCTATTCCCTTTCACGCCCCCGGCGCCACCTTTTCCACCGTCTCCTGTATTTGCAGTCGGAAGTTGAACCCCGTCTCTTGCAAAGGCATCCCCCGACGCAATGTCTGTATAGTTAGGGTCAAAATTTTGTCCATCTGCGGCAGAATATGAGCCGAATTTTGTTATCCCACCAGATTCTCCAGGAGCGCCACCTCGACCAATCTCCACATTGAACACCTGATTGGGGTTAATTGTGATTGTTTCTGCCCAAACAAGGCCACCCTGTCCGTCTGTTCCATCTGTACCGGCTTCATCCCAGGAACCATCGCTCCCGGTTCCTCCACCAGACCCACCATTTACAAGGATGGCACGTAATTTTAGAACTCCGTCCGGCGCTGTCCATGTCCCTGACGAAGTGATGATTTCCCGGTTCTGGAAAAGAAACGCACCGTCTGCCTGGAGCAAAACGCTTGTGCAATTAGATAGCACCCCACTCGAAAAGGAGAGGTCCTGCTGGATCCGACGCGCCGTCGTGGCATTGGATTCATCCAGCCAAATTGTATCAACGTCTCCAACTTCGGACGCCGGATTCCCACAGTTTGAAATTTCATATTGGTTTCCGCCAAAGGTAGACAACATAAGACGCGCAGCGGCAAGCGCCTGCTCCTTTGTTTTGATAAAGGGGTTGTCTACGGACTTTGTCTCACTTGATGAGGTTGAATTGCCGGAAATAACATATTTTGTGTCGTTCCCGTCATTTAAGGTGAAAATGATCGCAGCAACATCGGGATTTGCTTTCATTGTGGGATAGGAAATCAAATTTTCCAACGTAATCTTATCCCCTTGATTCCATAGAGGTTCGACAGCAAGTTTCCCTGTTTCTGCGTCTGCTCTTGGCCAAGTGGCAGAGGCCATACATACCCATAAAAGGAGGTCTCCACAGGTTACACCAGAAACATCTTCCGCATTTGAAACGATCAACGCGGTATCCGCATAATTGGCGTCCACTGTATATCGGTTTTCAAAGTTCACTCCAAGTTGCGCCACGATAGCAGCAACCCATCCTTCCAACGTCTCTGGCAAGGATTCTGGAACAATAAATTCTCTGGATTGCAGAAGGCCAATGATGTCTACCAAGTCCCATTGCATGGTCAATCCGTTATCGCTGGTCTTCCATCCTCCAGAATACTGATAAAACATCCCGACGCTCTTATACTCGTCCGTCCCGTCTGGGAGACGAATTCCCATAAAAACGTCTATGGCCTGTCGTTCTTCAATCGACTTAAAAACACCCGCTTTATTCCTTGGTTCAAATCGCCGGTCTAAATTATCCATCTTGATCGTACATGTTCCATACGGAAGGGATAAGCAAGAAATATCCCCCTGGTGTTTCAAGCTAAATTCCGCGATTATATTGCCATCCCATTCCTCGTAGATGCCGGGGATGATCTCAACAACCCGCAGTCTTCTATATGGCAGAGACCACTTCGTAACAGTAACCCGAATGGCGTCTGGATTATTTACTGTAAACCCATCCACATTAATTTCCCGCTTTGCATTCCCCTTAAATTCTTTTACAAAATATGCTGTGCCTCCCTGTTTCACTTCAATCTTAAAGTCAACGGGATATCCGTCCCATACTGCGGTGGGGAAAACGACAGAACATGCCTGCAAAATTAATACATTGGAAAATGTCTCTTCCACATAAACCGGGGAAGAAAATGTTCCGTCTTCCTTGGACAAAGACGCTCCAATAAACCCGACCTGGTCGACCTCTGCCCTTGGGAAAAGATTGAATTCACCGTTCAAAATAAACCGATTCCGTTCCAATGTTGCATAAGGAACAATCTCAAATACATGGTCATAAACCTGCCCTGGGACGCTGAAATCGTCCTCTCCATCCGAGTTCACGACGCCAAATACAATATCCGGGCTGCTGATATCAATCACAGCCCGAAGGACAACGCGCCTGGTATCCCCATAAACCGCCAATTTATAGGCAGAAGAGCTGTCAATCATGCGGCCTCACCTCTCGTAACTCCAGGGAAAAATCCCCCCAAAGAGGCCTTGCGGTATCCCCATTTTCTCCTGGAAGCATCTGACTCCACATGAATTTAGGGTACGTAAAGGCCATGACAAGAAAGTTCGAATAAAGGAGTGTTCCAGAGGAATCCGGAGGCAAAAATCCGCACGTAATTGCTTGTTCTTTCCCTTTTCGGCACACTGAAATCAATTTATTTTTCGTATCATCATCAAAAAAACCATACTGGTATGTAATATGCCAGGCATTTCCTCTCAGTTGCCGAACGATCCGACCCGTAATCATTTCCACATCAACAGACAACGCCTGTTCTTCCACCACATAGCCGCCCTTTATACTTTCTGGCAAGATCATGTTGTATCCAGTTGTATCTAAAATAAGTTGTGTCATAACCTTCCTCACGTCGGGTTCAGAATGGGAGTTCCGTTTGCTTTTGCATACTTTGTCAAGGGGTCAAACAGATATGTCGCCAGCTTCGTCCCATCCGGGAGAACAAGATTGAGTGTAATCGGCCCATTCTGTCCTGAATTTTGCACTGCGGAAGAGATTCCATTGATTATCCCCGCAGAGGATCTTCCAATACCAGAGTCAGAAAAACTAACTCTCGCCATATCAAGTGCGTTTACATCTCTGATAGCCGGTTCCGGGACCTCAACACTTCCCGCTTCTAAAAGCCGATTTGCCATGTTTGACATAGCATCAAGCGCAGATGGCATCCCCTTGTCAACTCCAACCGCAATGCCCGCTGGGATCATCATACCCACAACATCTCGAAACGCTCTGGAAGGACTGTTTATCCCAAGGGCACTCTTAGCTGCATTCAGCAAACTTTTTGCTTTATCACTTACCCAACCGGTTAAAGCACTCCATCCTCTTGATATTCCGTTTTTAATCCCATTCACAATGGCGCTTCCAATGTCTAAAAACGCATTGAACGCATTCGAAAAAACGCCTTTTATGTCTTCCCAAACGCCGCTAAAGAAACTTGTAATTCCATCCCAAGCAGACTGAGCAGCTTCTTTTGCAGACTGGAATTTTTCACTAAAGAAATCTCGAACCGCAGAGAAAACACCTTTAATCCCTTCCCATACGGAAGAAAAGAAACTGGAAATTCCATCCCAGGCCGCCTCTGACGCCTGCCTCGCCTGCTGGAATCTTTCACTGAAAAATTCCTTAACGGCGGAAAAGGCACCTTTGATTCCTTCCCATACACCGGAAAAGAAGTCCTTCACCGTACTCCACGCAGCTACGATAGCGTCTTTGGCCGAAAGGAAAAATCCTTTAATTGCTTCCCAAATTGCGCCAACGGCATCTCGGAACCCTTCATTCGTTGTCCACAGGGTAACAATCGCGGTAACAAGAGAAACCACCAATGTAATGATCGCGCCAATTGGGTTGGCTTTCATTGCCACATTTAACCCTTGTTGTGCTGTTGTCGCCGCAACCGTCGCCGGGACAAACAAGCTGGTGAGAGAGGAAACAATCCCAGAGATCAAGGAGGTCACTTTCCAAGTAGCAAATGCCGCGCCAATTCCCGCAACCGCAGAAATGATTGTGGGGCCGTTATTCACAAAAAATCCCACAAACTGAGAGAACCCATTGACCAGAGAAGAAATATCAATCCCAGAAATAAAGTTTGCAATCTGGGGGGCAACCGCCGCCAAGGCCGGTGCAAATTCTGTTAAAAGCGCCGTTTTAACCTGAGAGACCGCGCCTCCAATCTGTGCCATTGCATCTTGCACTTGCTGCTGTGCAGACCTGGATTGTACCAACGCGTCATTGTTTCGATAAAATGCGTCACTGGCTTCATCATAGGTGCCCGCAAGGGTATCCATAATGAGTCGATTCCGCTCGCTCTCTGTGGTGCAAGCCGCCAATTTTTTATTGAAATCATCTTCGCTGATTCCTGCCCAATTAAGGGCATCAGCCAGAGACCCCGTTACTTGGCCTACTTTTGCTGTCTCGTTCGCAGATTCAATCAGACCTTCAATGGGAAGAGAGTCGCCGAAGGTCCCAAAAACTCCCGCTGCAATATCAGTCCAGGTAGCAATATCCTGCTCACTTCGAGCCAGCTTTGCCAGAAGCTGAGAGGCTTCCGTCGCTGTGTCAGTGTCGCCGAGAATACCATAAAACGCACTGTAAGCCTGCTGCGCTGCCCCAGCGCTCATCCCCGCAGCGTCAAAGGCAGTATTTAACTTGCCTTGCGCAATCCGATATTCTTCCGTCGTTTGATCTAAATTCCAAATTGCAGAAACTAAACCACTAAAGGCAGCAACCGCTTTTTGAATACCGTTTGAAATAAGGTCCGCAAGGACACCTTTTGCGACAGTAAAACCGTCAGACATTTTGGAGGCTGAATCTCCGGCCCCGCGAGCCTCGTTCGATAAATCATCTAATTCTGATTTTAGTGCCGCAGCCTTTTCTTCCGCCGCACTTAGTTCTTGGGCAAGGTTTTCTGTTTCTTCCGACGCGTACCCATTTTCTTTCGCAGATTTATTAAATGCATCTGTTAATTTCTCTACATCTGCTTTCGCGGCTGAATATTGACTTGCCAACAGCTTTATTTTGTTTTTTGTCGTCTCGGAACTTTTTGCGACCTCTTGAAACTTTTCGCTCAATCCCCGACTTTCTTTTGTTGCATCGCTAACTGCTTTTTTATACTCTTTTGTGTCCAGTGATATCTTTGCGTAAAGATCAAATAGGTTAATCGGTGCCACCTCCCATCTGAAATGGCACCGCTTAGCCCTTCTCCACAACCACTTATGTAGAGGAAATAAGTCTCAATCCGGTTTTTTCAATCACTTGCGCAACAATTTCTTCTCCCGTTTGCTCTTTTTGGGGATTGTCCTCGATAAATGAAATCCATCGTTTCTTGATATAGCTTCCCCCCGCATACTTGGCTGTATTTTCCCCAATTACACGCAAAGAATCTGTGATATAAATATCGTATAGTTCTTTTTTGATCGTATTTTTTATTAGTGTTGGAAGGACAGAAATATAAGAACTCCCGCTCATTTTGGGTACTGACAGCAGAGATAGAATTATTTTGTCTCTTCCTCCTGCTGCCACGATTTGAAAAAAATCAGGAGCTCCCGATCTTGAAACAACTCTCTAATCTGTTTGATCGTTGTTCCTACGTTCTGTTTCCCAATTTCCTCTGCCGAAGTTTCATTCAGTACAGCCAGAACTCCGAAAATATCCGCTCGATGCGCTTTCAGTAAAACCGGCGCCAATGCCGCACACTTTTGCGCCGCAAATGTGTACATTTCTGCGACACTCTTTCCTTTTGTATCAAATTTCTTACCCAATTCGTCCAGCAGTGCCTTGTCCCCTGTAATGTTTGCAACGTAAGGAGTCAGTTCGCACAGGACGTCCAATGCCCGATCTGTGGAAAGTTCAGAAATTTTCATCAAGACTCACCCGCTTCCGCTGTCCCAGCCTTAATATAAACCTCAAAAGGCACTCTGCTTTGTTCCGCAAGGGAGTAATGCCCTGTAAATTCAAACTCAAATTGTCCCTTTTCTTTGTTTCCGCTTTGCAGCTGGAATCCCCCTGTGGACAGGCCGTTCAACATATGAATTGCGACAAACCCACCATTTGTTGCCCCCGTCTTGTCTGAGTAATCTCCCACCCACCAAATGTCTTTGAAATCAGTCGTTAAAAGATCATTGCGTGGTTTAACAAGGGTTTTGTCCGATGTGTCAATATCCGCAATCCCAACCAACGTTTTTGCAAGGTTTACATCAACGGTCACGAACGTACCGGACATGGTAACCTCCCAGCTATCAAGACGCTTTAATTCAAGAACATTGACCGGGGCATTATCAATATCCTCTCCAAAGTCAGAGAATTCTGGCGTTGCAACAAAATTTACCCCGCCAGACGTTGCTCCAAGAATATCCTCTTCTTCCATAGTTCCAGTCCCTGGGGTAAAATCAGACAGCAAAATTCCAGCATTCAGCTGTAACTTCTGAAATGTAGTTTCCGGAATACGTGTAAATTTCATATATAGTTCACTCCCTTAATTTAGTGTGAAATATTCCGCAGTTATATTTATGTATCTTCTCTTAATAGCTGGATCTTCCTGGTATGTAAGACTCTGACACCAAGGTGACCCACGCTTGATCCAGATAAACCCACCATCACAGGGGATTTGTACACCTCCATAGCCGATGCGCTGAGAAAGTTCCCTTGCTTTGGCGTTGGGAATGGCCTCGTCCGTGGTGTGATACCAGAGGTTTACCGTCAGCCCTACCTCCCCGCCATCCCATGCGCTGGTGGTCAGGTCATAGGTCAACCAGGGAAATACGGCGTCCTCAGGCACAGCGGAAGAGGGATAGCCCGGTATGTTGAACGAGTTAAAAAAACTATGAAGCGCCGCCTCTTTAGTCATAAAGCTCCGGCCTCCTGCCATGCTTTAATCAACTTTGGGCCTTGTTTTGCAATCCAATCCACCATTTCCTCGTTCTGTGCCCATTCGCTGTTTTCAGCCAACCCACTTTCAAAAAGAAAAGCATGGATAATTTCGTGGCGGAGATTCTTTTGCTCTTGCAGTTCCAAATTGCCTTTGCTGCCCATCTCCCCGCGTTTATAGTTTTCGACAACAATTTCTTTTGTGGTTTCGTCACAAAATCCGTCGCAATCTTTTAAGCGTGTCTCTTCTCCCTCTGGAATAAAGTGAACAGTGTAGTCCGTACCTAAAACGCTGATTTTGTCTAACGCTTCTCCGATTTTTGTAAAGGTCATTCAGGCAGTTCCTTTCGTTCCGCTGTGCAGTATTTCAGGGCAAAACTGGCGCTTTTCGGCGCCTCCGTTTCCTCTGGATTAGAGGTCACTCGGTAGGTCTTGCCCGTGGTCTTATCCTTGAAGTAGTCGTTGTATTCCAGCGGAAAGTCCCGGTCAACCAGGACGGAATAGATGCTTGTCACGCCCTCTTTTTCCGCTCTGCGGGCCTCCATGGAGGTATCCAGGTAGGGGTGGTTGACGAACTCCGCCCCTTCCTCCCAGGTGGTAGTCCAGCCGCCTTCATTGCCCGGTACACGCTTTTTCTCCATTAGTACACAAGATCGGGCGAACTCATCCAGTATGCTCATATAATACCTCCTATTCTCCGCCAAGTATTCAGGCGGCCCTTAAAAACATCCTGCCATCCCACAGCCACGCCACTTGTATTGGTAGCTTTGCTATACGAATAACCACCAAAACTCTCACTGGTATATGGGCCAGGGACGCCATTTTTCTCGTCCCAGGCAGCAATTTCATCTGCAAGAGAGATGACCGATTTCGGCACCGCCAGCGCCCACACAGCGCCATCAAATGTTTCCTCGGTCATGTCCTTTGCCGGGTATTGGTGGAGGCCATCATTAAAGACAGACCCCACCACCCGGAAATACTGCCCTGTTTGCAGGAAGGGCAGCGTAATGCCGCCGTCCTGCACGGTGAACTCTCCGGAGTGAATGCCATCAGGCACCAAAAACCAGTTGTTCAGGTGTTGCAAAACTTGCTCCAGCATCACGCCGCCCTCCTTTTATTGCTTTGCCCGGGCTTTCGTTTTGGCTTGCGGTTCAAACGTTGCCCCTGTAAAGGTAAATTTCACCACGCTGGAATCATCAACAAGCATCTCGAAGGTGTCATCCTTGGCCACCCGAAAGACAATATCTGCGTCAAACGGGATGTTTTCCTTTGTGGGAGAACCGTTTTTCTTGAAGGTCATTTTGGTTCCTGTCTTGGTCAGATGGAACGGGAAATAATACCCGCTCTGCTCGTCCGGCTCGCTGCTGAACTCCGTATAATCAGAAACATAATGAAATGTTCCAATCACAGATCCGTCAGCCTTTACCGCCAGATCATCACCGACTAAATCAGAAACCTGTTTCCCCAATAGGGTCTGACTGCTGGGGAATAGCGTTAAGATGTCAGACCCAATTAACCCCCCGGCGATACAGTAATTTTGGCAATGCCATCCAAATACTCAGCCCACAGTTTCATGCCCATAATGGCGTAGCTCTCGCCAACAGCGGTGCTGTAGTTCCCCTGAGCATGGAATCCGATCAGGTTGGTTTCACCCTGCACGGTGTAATTCAGCCCGAGCCGCGCAAATTCGTTGTCACCAGGATCTGCATAATAAAGATCAATGTTTTCAACGGGAGTAGCGATTACAGTGTTCCGCGCAATGGCGGTATTACCAGAAACGGTAGCGGGAAGCAGGAACAGGGTGGAATATCCCATGAAGTCCTTGACGTAGTTGATGCCAAACTGGGTCTGCACAGTGATGTCCGCCGCGCCCAGGTAATCGTAAGCATCCAGGATATTCGCAAACCCGACGACAGAGGTCACGTCCTTTGCCATGCCTGCGAATTTATTCAGCACCTCGCCTTGGGCCTTTGCAAGTGCGGCCTGCCAAGTGGTGGCGGTTCCCGTCAAAGAACCAGTGTTCAGGAAGGTGTAGAAATCACCCAGCACCACGTTTTGCAATTTGGTCAGGAAAGCGTCGTCGCTCTTTTCCACGGCAATTTCCGTACCATACTTGTCCACGTCCTCGATGGGGACTGCCTTGGCATACTTCTTGATGGCCAAGTCAGCCTTTGTCGCCTGAGTAATGGTGGCCTTGCTGTACGGGATCACATTACCGGGGTCAACGTCACCATCCTCCAACGTAACGTCAGCCGTGTAAGAGATTAGCTGCGTGCCAGGGGTCTTTCGGATGGGCCGCATGATGCCCAGAATGGTGCGAAGCGCATCCCAGTTATCGTTAAACCGGGTAACAAAGTCCACCTCGCGGGCGGTAACGCTGGTATAGGTATTGGGGAGAGAATCCCTCGGATTAGTCAAGCTTTCAACTTTCGTAGCAGCCATTTAATTCAGTCCTTTCATGTAATTTGGTTTTCCATGAGCGCCTTTTGACGCTCTGCGGCAGACATGATATACCGGCCATGATCATCCTTTTTGTAAATGTCCGCCTTGGTCATTGCACTCCCGCCGCTATTTACAGGAGGTGCAGCAGTCTGTGCTCCCTGGGTTGTTGTGGTTTGGATGAAATCCGACCATTCACTTTTGATGCTTTCTGTGAGCTTGTCCGCATCCTTGACAGCACCCTTGTCATCCAGCTCCACGCGGTCCACATCAGACACACGAAGCACGGCATCAAGGCGTTTGTCGCTCACCCCGGCTTGTTTCAGAAGTTCCCGGTATGCCTTTTCCTTGGCGGCGCGGGTCTCCTTCTTGGCCTGTTCGCTCTTGTAGCCCTCAAATTCCTCTTTGATGGCCTCGTATTTAACCTTCCAACTGTCCTTCTTTCCAGCCTCAAGGTCATTCTGCGCTTTTTCGAGCTGCCGCTGTACCTCGGGCAGTGTTCCCGCATCGGCCTTATACTTTGCCACATCGGCTTTCAGGCCCTCCACGGTTTCGGTGTGCATATTGATGATCTCGTCGATTTTCTCGTCCTCAATGCCCATAGCCTTGAGGGCGCGTCTGGTGAGTGCCATAATCAGTCTCCTTTTCTTCGGCCCCAGTGCTTCGGGGGCGACTGTGATATAAAAACCGCTGTCCTCTGCGGTGTTTACCAAAAAGAAAAAGGAGCCAATTTACAAGAAATTCTTGCAAATCAGCTCCACTTAGCCCTTCTGCCTAAACGCTTATAGACAGGAACAATATTCAATTGCTATGTATTTATTTTATCATTTTTCTTTTGTAAAATCAATCAAATCTTCTTTTATTGTTCCAATTACTTCTCGCCTAACCCGAACAATTCTTATTCCATCCTTGACAGGTCTAAATTCAACGCATTCTTTGTTGTACAAAGCGGAATTTATTTTTTTAATTGTTTTTTCATCCATTCTTCATCTCATCCTCAATAATATTCCGGTAGGTTTGGGCGTGGTCAGCCACCGCCGGTTTCAAAAACGGCTGCGCCGGGTTACCTGCTGTCCAGTGCCAGTTGCCCTCGGCGTCCTGATAGACCCACGGTGTGGGGCGGCCACCCTCGGCGTATTTGCCGGTGCCCAGCTCCACATAAGTGGCATACTCTACGTTACTTCCGATGTAAACAGCGCTTTCACCATCGTCCACTTGATGGGTGATGCTGTTGCGAAGGTTGCCAGTGTCAACAGGAGCCAGGTCTTTGGCATATCCTTCCGCCTGTTCCCCGCACCGCTCCAATGCCTGTACAACAGCATCGTGCATAGCCTCCAACACATCGGCGCTATAATCGTTGAACACCACACCACCCAAATCTTTAGCCACGGCTTTTCACCCACCTCTCCCATTGCTCATAGGTCATTTCTTCAACAACTACATTTCGTCCGGTTTTCGGGTCACGCACACGCATTTTTCGCGGTTCAGCCTCAATGCCCGGCGTTTCTACCGTCCGCATGGTGCAACGGCAATTATAGACGTTTGCAGGCTTGGCCCGTGGATCGCCTGGATAGCGTATCTTCCCCAGTTCGGAGGTAAACGGCTCGTCCCAATCCACTGTCTGTCCGTCAAGTTTTTGGTGAGCGTGTCGGGTGCGCCCGTCCTTGATTGCGACCCAGCGTTTTCTAACCTTAATGCCTATATCGGAGGCGGCCTTATAACTGTCCATCCTCCCACCGTTCTGGGCGCTCGTGATAGCCGTTCTCGCCGCTCTCACGGCGCTGGCCCGGTTCATTTCAGTCACACGGGCTTGCAGGTCGGTGGCAATCTTCCCCACGCCCTTGCCCTGCAAAAGCCCACTGGTGACGGACTTTGTAACCTGCTTTTTGCCCCACTTGAGGTCAATGCCCCGATTGAGGGCTTTTTTCTTTGGGTAATACGGCATCAAGTCAGGCTCTTCCACAATGAGCCGCCGCACGGTGGATTCATCCCACAGGGTAAATCCCACATTCCCAGCCACTCTCTCAATGGTGTAAGCGGCATAGTTGCGGTTAAGGGAATAGATGCCAGATGTTGCATCGTTCACATAGGCAATCGCTACCTCATTAGCCTTAGTCATACGCTCAGCGATTTTTTCCCGCAGGTCTTGATACCGTTCTCCCCGTCCGATCTGGTTGAGCCGCCATTGCTTGTAGTCCTGCTCCGTCCAGACCTTGCCGTTGATCTCCGTACCAATCAAGGCTTTCATTTCCTCGTCCCGCTCACGGAACCGCTCAAAGTAAATTTTGATAGCGTCGGAAAGCTCGTCCCGCGCCTCTCGGTAGACTTTGGCAATACGCTTTTCCAGCGCGGCCAGTTCCTTTTCGGTCAGACGATGGGCTTCATCAGGCGTCGGCATCTTCTGTCACCACTGGTAATAAGAGCGGACAGGCAAGCGCCACCATGATAATTTTGAATAAATCACAAAGGCTGTTCTTCTCCATTTTCCATTTCCTCCTGCGGTGGTAAGCCCTCTTCCGGCTCATCCTCCACCCACTCTGCTTCCTCCGCCGCCTTGCGCTCCATCAGCGCGTCGTATTGGTCAGCGTCGCCGTTGATGGTCAGCAGCTTTTTTGTAATATATTCGTCGTCGTAATACTCCGCGCCCATGAGGATGGTCTGCGTCTCTTCGGCCCGGTTAATGATGCGGCTACGAGTGTAGGATGGTTCATCGTCAATGCCCGCCAAGGCCAGAATCCCAAGAATAAATTCTGTTACGCTGGCCTCAAAGTCATCTACCTTGAGATCAAGAGGCGTGTAGCTGGCTGCAATGGCTGTGGCCGTTTGGTTGCCAGCTGATACCGCCGAGCTGTCAAACGCCTGGAAATCTTCGTATAGCTTACGTTTGAGCATGTCGATGGTCGCCTCAGTACCGCTGAACGGCGCTTCAATAGTGTGCGGTTCGGCTGTTGCTCCCTCGTCCCCCTCAACTCCGGCGTGAACGATATGCGTCGTGCGCACTTTGTCCAAGAACTTTGCGTCATCCATATCCTCCATACCACCGCAGTTAGTCAGCACCCAATAGATCAGATTCCCTTCATCGACATTGTTGACCATGTTGGAGGTACAGAGGTCGAGCGCATCCACAGTATTTCTCTTTCCGGTCAATTCTGAGAGAGCATCTTCACCATTTTTTAGTGGCACAATTGGGAAGGACGGGTAATTCTCGCCGTCGTAGATTTCCGTCCCATCCGCCTCAGTGCTACGCAAATGCAGGATATAAAACCGCTTCTCTTTTTTGACTGTCATATCTTCACCGCTGCGCTGGACGTAGTCCGTGTATCCATCCACCTCGTACAGTGTAGCCCGGAGCGGCTTATCATCAGCTAACCGCCAGAACCGGACGCCCGCCATGAGTGCGCCATTTTCCTCATCGTAAAGAGGAACAAACTCCCGCAGTTTGAACACATCCACATGATCGAGATTCCAAAAACCAAATGAAACGCCAGCAATCAGGGCATATTTCCCGGCTCTGACTATTTCCAAGTCAAACTTCTTGCCCAACTTGTCCTTTGTTGCATCATTCTGAAATGTCACACCATTGCCCAAGAGATAGGAAACCTCTTGCCGCACATCAAGGCCAAAAAAGCTGCTTGCGATCTTGTGGTTTGCTGTGTACATATCCCTATGAGCATGACCCTGCATATCGTATATAATTTTCTCGTAGCGATTGATGGTCGGATTCTCTCCCTTAAAGTATAGTTCAGCATCTACCGCCATTTTATAGGCCTCGCTGCCTTTGTGCTCATTGATCGCCTGCTGGATAAAATCCATCCGGGCTTTTTCATCTTTTCCCACGGCAAGTAAATCCTGATATGTAAGCAAAAAATCACCTCTCCCACAGTGGGATATATTGCTGTTGTCCCGCCTTGCGCACCTTATGCCGAAGAATGGTCATTGTGAAGTAACGTATATCATCCATGGCGTGGTCGTTCTCCTTGATCGGCTTGTCCTCCGTGGATTTTTCATCCCAGCGATACAAGCCGAACTCCCGGATCGCGTCTTTGCAGCTCCGATATACCTTGATCGTCCCGTCTTGGATATATCGGGCCGTAGTAGCAATCCCCGGAATCACATCATTGACTGCCTTTTGTACCCTGAACCTCTTGTGCCGCCGGATGACCTCAATAAACGATGCTGCCGACGGGTCAATGACAACGGACTTCACTGGCAAATCACCAGCCAGCTTTTCCAGTTCAATATAATATTCCTCGTCGGTCTTGTTACTGCGTTCATCCCGCCCCGAGTAGTAGTATTCCCGCACCCGCGTAGCCACCTTGCCATTCCAGCACCACAGTCCAGCGGAAAATGGGTTTAATGTGCCATAGTCACAGGACATATAATACTCACCACTCTCCGGCACCTCGTCCGTAATGTTTCTCTCATCAAACATAGGATACACCAGCCCCTCCGCCACAACCCACAACCCTCTAATGAACCGATCATAAAACACACCGGAGAACATGGATTCATACTGCTCAATGACCTTTTCCGTCAGTCCTGGATTATCTCGCATGGTAAAGTGAAGGTACAGCGCATTTCTTTCATCATGCTTCTTAATCCATTCCAGATAAAACCAATGCTGCGGGCTTTCTGGGTTGCAGGAAAACCATTTCTTGTTTCCATCTACAGAACAACGCGCCAGGGCTTGTTCCACGAAGGAACGGGGCATAAGCGCAACCTCATCCAATAGAACACCTGCCAGCGTGCGCCCTTGAATGAGCGCCGCGCTGCTTTCATCCTTGCCGCCGAATACCTCAAACCAATTTGTCGTAGTTCCCCGGCGCACCTCAAGGATCTTCTCTGACCGGCGCCAACGCATGGTATACTTTTCTTTTGCCAGCGTCATAGCTGTGAAAGGGACAATAATATTCTTTGAGCATGAATCAACGGTTTTCCCACAAATACCAAACCGCTGACCAGAGAAGTTTTCCATGGCCCAGCGAACAAACGCCCACATCATGATAGAGGTTTTGCCCGATCGGACTGCACCGTCACAGATAATGGCATCATATTTGGAGTATGGGAATGCAAGGATTTTCTTTTGTTGTGGACTAATCATCGCTTTCCAACCCTTCCGCCAGTTCTCTCAAACTCTGGCTCAAACCATCTTCCTTGGCATCATTCCCAGGACCACCGCCAAAGGCTGTGAATTTATCAATCAGTGTCCCAAGCGCTGTCGTAACCTCTGCGGCGCTGCGCGCATTCTGAATCTTCTCTGGAAGAACGGAAAGTCCTACCTCAATAATATCGCATACTGCTTGCCTGCGACTTTCCATGTAGGCCAGGATATCGGCTGTATTTTCTTCCTTTTTTTGTCTAAGTTTCTCTGCGAAATCTTCAGATGCCTCCACGACACGCCGAGCAGTTTCCCCACACACATGATTTCTTTTGGCAACTGCGTTGTAGCTGCCAAGTTCCAGATAATCAGCCACTATTTTCTTTTTCTGCTTATCTGTCAACCGTGCAGCCATAACTAACCTCATCAATAAAAATCTATTTTTGGTGGTCCGCCCTGGAGTCGAACCAGGATGTCCCCGGTTATGAGCCGGGCGCTCTGACCATTTGAGATAGCGGACCAGATACCCCTTGCGGGGTATGTTGCGGGTTTTGTCAGGCTTTCCGCAGGCCTGTTTGTACTTCCGCACGCACCTTCACTTAGATTGTCTGCGTCTCCAACCGCAGGTTTCAGTGAAATGGCGAATGGTACGTGCTTCGGTTCACTTTGCGGCCGCAAAGCAATTTGCCGATTCGATAGAAGCACAATCTCCTTCCATCAAATTTCCCCAGCTGGGAATGGTCACCCGTTTTGGAGTTGCACCAAAATCTGCTCTGGCCGGGTGATAGGGAGGCGAGAACAAGGATCGCGCTCCCAAAGAAAAAGGAGGTACGCCCGATATTGAGACCGCCTCGGAGCCGGGCGAAGGAGGAAGAAAATCTTCTGTTTTATACATAGCGGCAAAGAAAATAAATTTTCTTTGCCTGCGTATGTATAAAACCATTTCCTGCTTAAATTATATCGCAGCCCTCCATTTCGGTCAAATTGTTAGACGATCTTAACACTTTGTTTACAATTTTAATTTTGTCTCTGTGTACGTAATTCCAACCGCATACGCCGCCCATACATCGGCAGAGAACCCATAGAACCAATCTGGGTTCTTTTTCGTTCCCTTCCCGTTTTTTAGATCATGGGTTGCAAATCGGTCAATCAGTGCGCGGCGGATATTGGCATCCTTGGCCCTGCTGTCATGGCAGAGATGGAGTTTTTCATCCTGGCGGTATATGTAGTCCACTGGCTTCTGTGCTGCTTGCGTGAATCTCCCGACCCATTCGCAGGTTTCAAAAACATTGCGTCCAACCGGCATGCCATAGCTTGCCAAACGCTCAATCACCACAAGATCATACTTCTCCAACTGGAGCACCAAAAGGACCTCGGCATTTTCTGCTTTGGCAAACCGCAGCGGACGTAGACCCTCGCTGTCTATGAAGCAATATGCGCTCTGCTTGTCCCCTGGGTCAATCGCTAAGATTCTCATTCATTACCCTCATGCTGTCCGCCCTCCCCGTCGTGGACTTTCTTTTTCATCTCTTTTGCGGCTCCTTCGCCTACACCAAGAGCATACGAATAAATCATCCAGCAAACGAAGCTTCCTACCCAGCAGAAAACCAAAACAGGCATCGGGACTATAAACCATCCGTTTGCTTTGACAATAGACAGGATGATGCCCAGAAAAAGAAGCAGTTTAATCATCATCGTAGCCCTCCCCGTCGTGGATGGAGCCGATGACCTCAATTCCGCTCGTTGACAGATGTATATTTACGCCCATGCTTTCAGCGCCATTCAACCAAACACAAAATCTATTCCACTCTTGATCATAGCATACAGGGGCTTCTTTTTGTTCGCCGTTCCAGTTCGTCCAATGGATGATATCCCCCTCAAAAATCTTCGTTCCGTTCTTATCGGTCATTCCGGTGTACTCGCAGACCGTGGAGGGGGCAACAGGAAACACCTCCTTCATAATTCGCTGCGTGCTTTTTGCGCTATGAAATGGGCGAAGTTCTCTCGCTAAAGACTTGCTGATTACCTGATTGCCTGCCGGGTAAATCCAAGATTTGTTGTCTCTTTCAACGTAGTACCCTTCCACCCATTCGCCATTATCCAGCCGCTTAGCTTTGAAAAGGATTTCTCTCATTCTGCACCTCCGATGATATCATCCAACTTGACGGTTTCGCCGGGGCGGAGGGAGGGGAAAAGGTCAACGCTCATCGTGGCGACCAAATGAGTTCCATCCACAGCTTTGATATGTAGATTGCATTTCTCAAGCTTGTCCACGCCATTCCACAATGCCCTGACCGCCTTTGCCCTCTCCACTTCCTGCTCCGTCCAGCGGGGCTTGCGGATGATGCGGTCGGGATGGTTGATAATCTCGCACACTCGGTCAGCATTCATCAGCGTACCAATATTCGTTCGTATAGTTCCATACAAATCTATATAGGCATCCTTGTATGAACCAGCGTCAAACTTCTCTTCCGGCTCCACCCCCAGCACCTCGCAAATTCTTGGCTTGCCCATGCGAGCGCCATAAGAGCAATAGTCCGTTTCGGTAATTTCCATTCCGGACGCTGGGTAAATCAGAAATCCCTTCTTGTTGATTTTTGCATCCTGGTAATATTGGCAATCTTTACAGCGTACCACCTCCGCAACGTCGGCGGCGGGGACAGCAGATGGAGCGTCCCGACACCTTCTTGCAACCAGCTCATCGCAATCATCATGCATCTCATATTCCTGCCGCAAAACTTCAAGTTCCTGCACGGCAACCGCCCTCTCAATGTACTCCTTCATTCCCACTCCCTCCGTAGTGCGGCCTCAATTTCCAAAATCGAGAATGTATGACTTAACGGCTCTGCGTTCGGGATTTCAGTCTCCGCCGTGATAAATATATTTTCAGGCGTGTAATCCTTAATAACCGCATTGCACCAAAACCCTGTGCTACTCTTGTATGAAACTTTATCCCCAGGTTGGCACGGCATCACCACGCACCGCCCCTCCCTGTCCGCCTGGGCCAGTTCGCAGAAGCGGTCAGGCAACATATCCAGTCTAAGTTGTTTCATCGCGCGTTCGCAAGTTGAGCATATTTTTGAGTATCCAGCGCTTCCGAACCATGCTCCGCATATAATGCAATCCATTGTCAATCCTCCTTCTCTGGGCCACTGTATAACGGGCAATTTACGCGGACAATTGCTCCGGGTCTTGGTTTGTATTCACAACTCCTTTTTTCGCAAGTGTTGCAATCAGGCTTTGACGACAAATCCTTAAAATAGACTTGATAAGCATCTCTCTCGACTTTCATCCGCTCCAGCTCGGCCCGCAGCTTCTCGTTTTCGGCCTGGAGCATGGAGAGGGCGTTGGCGGCCTCTTGCAGTGTTTTCTTTGCTTGACAGCCAAAGTTAGTTCGGTCACATTCTTCTGCCCACCATTTCATCTGCTCAACCAGCTTTTCGTAGTCCATCAGGTCTCCTCCTCTCCCTCCGGCGGGCGGCGGTAGGCAGTCCATGTAGACCCATAGGTATCCATTTCGATGGCATAAAACCCGTCCACACAACTTGCCATTTCGAGCACATCTTCATAGTCCACGTCGCAAACAAGTTCCCATCGTCCAGAGCCATCAAGTCCTGTCGTTACCGTCCAGACAGGCTGGCCTTTCATCTCCCGCAGCTCCTCCATCGTCAGCGGCTCGTTCGGCTGGGCAGCTTCCGCCAGATTTTCCATTTCCGCAAATTTCTTTGAGTAGTCTGGTTTTTCCAGCGTATACCCAGCAGCAAAAATTTCCAGTAGTTGCTCCGCTGTAAAACCTGTTACGATCTGGAGCTTTGTGTACAGCTCGTCAAGCTCTCTCACTCGATTCACCCACTCGTTCGGCGGGGTGAGGGTGGGCGCAGTGCCTGTTCCGTTTCTTGCTCCGCAGCGGCGACAGAAAACAAAATTTTCGTTGAACGTTTGCTCCCCGAAGTCCTCTCGGAACTCATGATAATCGTGGCAATTCGGGCAGATATATTGAGTTGTACCCTTTTCTGTTTCTCTACGTATCCATCCCATCCGTTTTCTCCTTCCCGTAGGGCAACCACCTACTGTCCCACTTTCTTATCGCCCCACGTTTTGTGAGCTTCCAGGCCGAACCAGGTATAGTTGATTTATCGCAGCGGGAGCAAAAAACGGAGAATCGCAGTCTCCACCGTCCAACCCGTCTGACTTTGGCCTCTCCTCCACAATACGGGCAAGGTTTAATCGCCCTTGCCATCTTCCAGCGCCTCATTCAATCTCCCCACCAAAATTTCTTCCCCGTTTTCAGTAAGCGGCGCTCCGCATCCCGGACAAAAATGTAGGGAAAAGAGGCCTTTATTCCCGCAAAAAATAAATTGTCCATCAAAGCTTCTCCCGTCCTTGCAGTGGTGGCAACGCTGTTTTCGCATCTTCTTAGCTAATTCTTCCGCTTTAATCATTTTTCAGTACCTCCTGCACGATCTTCTTTGCAGCCTTGTTCCCGCACTCCCGGCTGACGGGGCGGAGGGCGGAGAGGGCGGCTTCCTGCCATGCGTTTACCCATTCTGACAATGTTTCGGTTTCGATGTGTTCGCAAATCTCGTTGACGTTCACATCAGCAATCAAATCTTTTAGGCTCACTCCATCCCCTCCTGCGTCATCTCTGTTCTTCCCTCCCCGGCCTAAATATCACAACCATGCACGGAAACGGTGCATTCCATTTGGCGCCGCCAAATTTTAGTCGGCCGGGCACAAACCGGATCTCTGCCTGGTGATAGATGTACCGGTGAAACCACTGCGTGTCCGTCCTGGCTGGCAGCAGCATCACAACCGTGGCACCTTCTGAAACGCTGGCAACCGCTTTTTCGACCCATTTCCCGATCTTCCGTCCATAGGGAGGATTGCACCATACAACACCGGTCCAGGGCTGAGACAATCCGTCTTGCTCTGGGGTGTAATATCTTTCACACTTCGCATTCCACGGCAGAGCGCATGCGTCCAGGGAAAAACAAAACTCTGCATTGAGTTGGTCAAAAAATGCTTGCGGTGTTTCCCAGAGATCCGTTGTGCTGGTAAACATTCCTTTTGTAATACTCAATCTTTTCCCCCCAGCGTCGCCAATTCCCCGCCGCAAGCCATATACCCCGCGCCATCAATCCAGCTATCAATGTGCTCCGGGTTTACAGATGCCCGGGCAATCTTGAGCAAGGCCATCATGGCCGCCACATCCTCTGGCTCTAACTGCACATGGACCCCAGCGGCAACACACTTCGCACTGAGGTAGGTGTGCCAAAATTCCGCAATCAAACGGAAGTTGTTTTCTGGGCTTCCGTGATCCTGTTCCCGATCTCCACACACGCACTTCTCCGCAGCGGCGAGAATTTCTTTTCTGGTCATAGAGTTTCCTCCTTCTTCGTTGGCTTCCCATACCGCTTAGCGATATAACACTTTCTGCTGCAGTAAATTTCGTTTTTAGCGATCGCAAGGAATTTCGTCTTGCACACCGGACAGGTTTTTATCTCGCTCTTTTTTTCTCTCACCTTGCTTCCCTCCGTGCAAATATGCTACCCGCTTATCAATGCAAGCCTGGCATAATTTCTTCCCCGGCACAACATCGGGAGACTTGCAGAAAAAACAGGTTTCTCCACTCAGCGCCATTTCCCAAGTCCTTTGACCCTCTTGATTTCGTTTTTCTCGCTCACGGTTCCTATGCTTTATGCGACACCGCTCACAGAGGGAATGCCCGTCATTAGGTTTTTTCTTGTAGCAATTCGGGCAAATGTTTTCTTCGACCATTTTTGCATACCGCTTTCGGCTTTCTTCCCTCATTTTTTCTGCGTATTCTGGTTTGCTTCTTTTGTTTTCGCTCCAACGCCTTGACTTTTGATTGCAATATTCACACATCGCTCTCCCAGCCATTGTGTAGGCGTCTTCTCTTCCGCAGATAGTGCATAGGCCGCTCTCCCGTCTGACCTTTCTACGCCGCCTTTCAAATTCTCTATCTGCTTCTGTATGCGTTCCCATATTCAATCACCACCAGACAATTCCTGATAGATCCGGCTGGCCACCACATCCCGGCTGCCCTGGTACTTTCCGTGATACTGTCTTAAAATCTCGCCGGTGGTGGTCTGATAATAAATCTGGCAAATCTCCATGCCGGGGTACACCCGCACCGGCTGCACGCAGGTCAGTTCCAGGGTCCAGTTCCCAGAAAAACCCACATCGCCAAACCCGGCGGTCACGTGGACAAAGATGCCCAGGCGTCCAATGGAGGACCGGCCCACCAGCATGGGGACCAGGTTGTGGGTCTCGGTATATTCCATGGTTTTGGCCAGGTAGAGCCGCCCAGGGTGCAGCACCAGGCCCTCCTCTGGGATCATCAGCCGCCCCGTCCGGTTGTCCTGCTTCGGGTCCAGGACAGCCTCCTTGTAGGCCATCAGCTCGGGGGACAGCCGCAGGTTGTAGCTGTTTGGTCCCAACCGAGATTCCTCCCAATCGCTGATGATGATGTTGCCCGCCTCCCGTTGGAGTTTGATTTCATTGCCCGTTAGAATCATGTTGTCTCCTCCAGTTTTATCTGTTCTGGTTTGAATGCGCTGTCTTTGATGTCCACATAACGTACGGTCCCGTATTTCTCCAGGTCACAGGCAATCGCCTCCCGCGTTCCTTCGGGATTCTCAAGGCTGGACGGAATGGGCCGCAGCTTTACGGTGATCTCCCACATGGCTCAAAGCTCCAACAGGCGGCAGAGGGTTCCCTCTACCCGGGCCATAGCATGCCGGGAGAGATGGTCCTTTCTGCGCTGCAAGCTGCGCTCCGGCAGTGATTTGACGTGCTCCAGGACCGCCACATAGGTTTGGCCTTGGACACTCTCCACGGCGATATGGGACGCCGCCGCGTAGCGTTCCCGGGACACCAAGGGCACCGCCACCACGCATCCGGTTTCCCGGTTGTTCTCGGCGGAAGAGAGGATCAGCACCGGTCTGCCATAGTCCTTCTTTCCGCCTCGGTATCGGTCGGTTATGTAAATTTCGCCTTTGTGAATCATGCCTGCCTCCTTGCTGTCCGCCAGTTCCTTGCTCTGGAACAGTCCATGTAATATCCGCCTGCCATCTCAAACAGCCTTGAGCCGATGGCTTCATCGCCCCGGAGAATCGCCTCCAGCGTGTTCTCGCTGGAAAGGATGGTGGGCTTTTTGCTGATGTATCGCGCGTTAATCAGCTCGAATGCCAGGTGAACATCCGCCGGCCGAATTTCCCCCTTCCAGAAATCATCCAGATAGAGTAGCGGCGTATTTTTCAAGGGTTCGGTTTCTTCCCGGAAATCGTCCCGGTCATTTCCAACCGCCTTGGCCCTTCGCGCAAACTCCCGCCACGAAACATACAGGCCGGGTTTGCCGCCCTCAACGATGGCCCGGAAAATGGTGGTGCATAACGTCGTTTTCCCGCAGCCCGGGGTCCCGCAGATGATGAACCAGGAGGGATCTCCCGCCGCGATTTGCTGTACGTAGTCTTGCGCCATGGCAAGTGCTCTCCTCTGCCAGTTCTCCGGCGTTTTCCAGTTCTCCCAGGTGCAAGCCGCCAAGGCATCCGGCGGGATTCCGCTGCGGTCCATGGCCCCCATGGCGTCACGGATGCTCTGGCATTTGCATCGCTGAAACCGCAGCGCCCCATTTTCCTCCACTGTCATGTACCCGCCCCGGTCATGGCACGCGGGGCAATGATAGCCTTTCAGCGTCCCGGGGGTAGCGTTGAAAAGTTCCGCCCGTTTCCGCTGTGCTGCGAAGAAATCAAAATGGCTCGTCGTCCCAGCATCCGTCAGTCGCGGAGGGGAGTTTGTCGATGATTGGGCCCTTGTTGGGAAGTCTTGCAAATGGATCATCCTCCTTTGCCCGCTTTTTCTTCTCGTCCTGGAGCCGAGTTACCACCCAGTTCAGAATGGCTCTGTAATCGCTCTTGTAGGTCTTCCCCGTCGCCCCTTTGTAGTTGTCCAGAATCTCGATCAAACGCTCGGTGTCGGCGGGGCCATGAGTGTCAAGCAACTTCTGGTGCTCGGCATTGGTCATGGAAACAAACTCCGCCCATTGGACCTTGGGCTCTTGTTCGGATTCTCCGACAGTTTTTTTCTTCTCCGTTTTCGCGCGCGCCCTTTTACGTGGTGGGGTGGGAGAGAAAGGGGGATTATAGGGGGATAGAGAGATAGGGGTTTCAGGGGAAAGAGAGGAAGGGGGAAGAAAGGGGGGAAGAGAGGGCGGGGG